TATCGCAAAGCATGACTTTTGGAGGATCTCTGATCCAAGCGCAGCACTTACGAGACTGCGTTGGTCGAGATCGTTCTAAGTCACCGTGGGACAGGTTACTACCCGTCCTCGGTACTTCCAATGATGGACAAAGGGACAACTGTCTCTTCTACATCATGCCTTCTGGATCTCTCCTGTCGGAGAAATTCCATGGTAAGTCCCTGAGAAAGCAGAAGCTAATCGGGAACTCACTTAGCCGTAGCGCGAGATACGGAGAAGGCTTACGTCAAATTCTCACCCGTGATATCGGGTTAGGAGTTGACACGGTGTCCGTTTTGATCAGCAGATCTGAAACGGATTACCGCAGAATCGAAGAATTCATATCTGGATTCGTTGATTCACTCTGGCTTGCCGATGAACTGTCGTTCCTCGAAGAGTCAGAAGATAAATCTCTCTTGCGATACATCGTAAGGAAGATTTTCCACGTCGGGAGCATAGATCTATGTAACCTGATGGACATGTGGAAGGAATGGACCAACTGGTTCTTCCACACATATGCAGAAACCAATACCATTGGTGAACTGCAAACTCCCAAAGGAAACATCTTTTGGAAGTTGAACGGTTTGGCCGTCTGTCGACGGATACTTAACCGTGAAGGTGATCAGATGCTGCGGATGCAGGAACTGAGTCATCTTATCTCTACGCGTCAAATGCCATACATGGGATTGCGCACGGAGAAAAGGTCCTGGAACGCCTTTGCTAAGGTCTTACAGGACGATTACCAGCCGCCCGAGAGGATTGTTATCCAACTTGGGCAGGCTGCACGTAGAATCGGATCTATCTGTCGAAAGATCCGGCCTACAAAGATTCACCCTGGGTGTCTTCACATATCTGTGACGTCATCTGGTGAATACGGCTTTAGTACCCGGAAGGGCGCACAAGCCGCAGCTGTCGCCGATGCAATTCGGAGAGTCTTAACAGAGACCCCGGAGGTTGATTCGATCGAACCAACCCCATTCGGCGATGCAGTGAGAAAAAGAGGGATCCCTCTTTGGAAAACACTGTTTAGAGATGAACCTCTAGAAACATCTAGAGAGTTCATGTCTCGCTACTCTCTGATCAGAGGAGTAGAAGATCGATTCATCGGGCTTGATCAAGCCTTAGGTGAACAGATCATGTACGTGGCGTGGAAGGAAACATCCCCCACTCCCGTACTTAGAGCTGAAATTGTCCCAGAAATGGGCAACAAAGCTCGAGTAGTAACTCTATCAGAATACTGGTTGAATATACTACAAGCTCCACTGGCTCATCTACTGATTGAGGCAATGAAGTTCCACCCTAGCGTCTTCTCTAGCTTTCACCGACAGGATCAAGCTTTTGAAGCCGTAAAGGGTTTAACCCGGATCAAGGCTAAGGCCTTGAGGTCAATGGAAGCAAAGGAGATTTCCTACTACCAATGGCCCCGTAAAGCGAGCTGTCGCCCGTTCACGGTCCAGGAAGCAGTGCTCAGTAGCGACCTGAAGGACGCTACCAACGCACAAAACTGGAGGGTAACAAAAATGTTACTCAACAGTTTTATCTCTGGTTATGGCCTACAGGCCAGGCCAGAGTACGTTCAATTAGTGCTGGATCTTATCGGACCCCGCATAGTTGAACTTCCAGGCTTTAACACGATAATGTCAAAGACTGGAATTATGATGGGCGAGGCTATCGCCAAGCCATCATTAACGATCCTAAATCTAGCGATCGAAGAGCTTGCATTCCTCCAGTACACTGGAGCGGATGAAAAGCTATTTGACACGACTCCTGCTCCCTATCGGGATTGGAGATTCTGTCACATAGGGGGTGACGACCATCTAGCAAGAGGTCCCACACCCTATCTAGACCTGATCACTGCGATACATCGCAAGGCCGGGTCTCACATATCGGATGGCCAACACGGTTGGTCCACACGGTGTGTCAAGTACACGGAGAGACTCCTAAATCTAGGAAACCTCCAGTACGGAGAAGCCTTTAACCAAGGTGACTATAGTCGATCGATTATAGTGGACTCGGTAAAGGTTCGCCTTCTTGAACGTGGTCAATCGACCATGATGAAGAAGGATAACAAGAATGTGGCGATTGGTAAATCGGCACAGCTTGGAGGGTGTCTAGAATGGTTACCGAATGATGACCGTTACTACACCTACGATAAGAAGGACTCTATCAGAGCCCTTTTTATCGAACGCATGGGAGAGCTCTTACCTAGAAAGGCGAGAAACCCTCGTGCGTTTGCAGCCATACACCTACCCACGACAGTGGGCGGCTATGGCTTGGGTCTCAAACGCGACACTAAAAAGTGGTTGCTTGCGAGCCCTGAACCCACGCAATGGCTTGTACACAAGTTGTTGCAAGGGAACTTCGTGAAGAAGGATATCCGAGTATTTCGGAAACTTAACACGAATACCTCTCGGCGTGGTGTAACAGATCTGTTACAGTACCAAGAGGACATGGTTGACGAGCTGAACAAGCAGATGGCTATGGCCTGGAGTTGCAACGCAATGCCGGGTCAAGCCATGTTTGCTCAACAGCAAGTTAGAGCCATGGACTGGTGGGAACTTAAACATAAGTTTCCATCAGATAACGCTAGAAGGACAATCGCCCTCGCAGCGGATAACAACATTCTCTCTGTTGAAGAATTTGTTAAAAGAGCAACTAGAGGAAATCTCTTCCAGGAGCTCTTGATTGGTGGTAAGGACCTATCGGTCTTTAATACCAATAAGTATGTCCACACCTACCAGAAGGTAGTGTGGCCATACTACGAGTCGAAGATGGAACCCTGGGAACCAAAGCCCAACTTCGCTCGGAATACCTCGGAGCAAATTGCTACTGCAATCTCTAAGGCATTGCCAATGTGGTTCTTGGATATCACCGAGACCACTGCATTGGAGGTATTAACCACGACACCAACAGGTGCCGAGGAATACCGTTATCAATCGGGGAGCTTTATTAAGCTACATACTCAGGGACTACCGTCTCTGAATATTTCTCCGAAAAGACTAGGAGTTCGCCTATAGGCGAA